CCCCCGAAAATGCCGCTGAACCGGGGCAGTGGCGAACAGATAGGGCTCCGTATCAGCGTGAAATAATGGATTGTGTTACAGACCCCAGAATTGAAAAAGTAGTTGTTATGTCCAGCTCACAAATTGGAAAATCAGAAATAATAAATAATATAATTGGCTACTTTATCGACATAGATCCAGGACCCTTATTACTGGTACAACCAACTATAGAAATTGCCCAGGATTATTCCAAAAGACGGATAACTCCAATGATTAAAGATACTGAGGTTTTGGCTGAAAAAGTAGCCGATTCTAAAACCCGTGATTTGAACAACACTATACTTATGAAAGTATTTCCCGGAGGTTTTTTGGCTATGGCCGGTGCAAATAGCCCAGCCGGATTAGCCAGCAGACCTATCCGGGTTCTTTTATGTGATGAAGTAGACAGATATCCTGATAGTGCTGGCAGTGAAGGAGACCCAATAGGATTAGCGGAAAAAAGAACAACAACTTTTTATAACAGGAAGAAAATATTTGTAAGTACACCAACTATTAAGGGTATTTCCAGGATTGAGGCAGAGTATGAACTTGGGACACAAGAAAAATGGTGTGTTAAGTGCCCTGGTTGTGGAAACTATCATTTTATTGAATTGCGAGATATTCAATTTGATTATGAAAAAATAGAGTCAAATCGAAAAATAACCTATTTGGTTCATGATGTTAAATGGAAGTGCCCTAGCTGTTTAGAAAAATTCGATGAACATACCATTAAGCGGCAGCCAGCTAAATGGATCGCTGATAATCCAGAGGCTATAAATAATGGAATTAGAAGCTTTCGTTTAAACTCCTTTGTTTCCCCTTGGTATGATTGGAAACGTATAATACAAGAATTTTTGGATACAAAAAACGATCCTGAAAGGTTTAAAGTTTTTGTTAATACAGTTTTAGGTGAAACTTGGGAAGAAAGAGGAGAAATAGAGGATGAAAACATTCTTATGGAAAGACGTGAAAAGTATGATGCAGACTTGCCGGAAGGTGTTTTAGTTCTTACATGTGCAGTAGATACCCAGGATGACCGTTTAGAATATGAAGTGGTTGGATGGGGCCAATATGAAGAATCCTGGGGCATTGAAAAGGGAATTATTTGGGGAGAACCTAATGATGATTCTACATGGCAGCAACTTGACGATAAATTATCCCAAGTGTGGAGATTTGCGGATGGAACTGGCTTAACAGTATCTTGTACTTTTATTGACAGTGGTGGTCACTTCACAGAAGAAGTGTATCTCTATACCAAGGAAAGGCTACAGAACAAGGTTTTTCCCATAAAAGGTCAGGGTGGTTCTGGCATACCGTTACTTTACAAAATATCCAGAAACAATAAGTACAGGCTCCCGCTAATTTTAATAGGTGTCGATGCAGGAAAAACCAGCGTAATGCAAAGGCTAAAAATAAAAGAACCTGGGCCTAAGTATTGCCACTTCCCGGAAAACGAAGAAAAAGGTTATGACCAAATGTACTTTAAAGGGTTGATTTCAGAAAAACAAGTGATTAGGAAAAGCAAAGGGCAACCTGTTACTGTTTGGGAAAGTATTGCTCCTGATAAAAGAAATGAACCCTTAGATTTACGTGTATATAACTTAGCGGCTTTACATTTATTAAAGCCTAATTTTGATGCCTTAGAAAAAAAGCTAAGAGAAACACCTATGGAAAGCGCAAACATTCCTAAAAAAGTAGTATCCAAAAAGTCAAAAAGAAGAGTAATATCAAAAGGCATTTAATAAAAATAAAAGTTGGTGATTATATTGTCTGCGTGGACTTTAGAAACTGCAAAAAAGCATTTAGAAGCTTGGCTCAAAGCTGAATTAGCCGTATCCACCGGCCAATCATACAAGATCGGTAGCAGGCAACTTACAAGAGCGGATTTAGCTGAGATAAGGAAACAAATAATGTTCTGGCAGAAAGAAGTGGCCAAGTTAGAGGCCAAAGCTAGGGGTAAAGGTCCAAGAAGAGTGATAAGAGTAGTTCCGAGGGATTTATAGGTGGTGAATACTAAATGAATTTTATAGATAAAGCAATATCATATTTTTCCCCTGAAGCTGGATTGAAAAGATTGTCTGCAAGAAAAAGACTTGAAATATTAAACACCGGATATAGTTATCATGGAGCCAGTAGAACAAAAAAATCTTTAGCTGGTTGGATAAGCAGAGGTGGGTCAACGAAAGAGGATATTGATGACAACCTGGATATTTTGCGGCAACGTTCTAGGGATTTATATATGGGCACACCAATTGCCACAGGTGCCTTAAAAACTACTCGGACTAATGTAGTGGGTAGCGGCTTAAAACTTAATGCCCAGATTGATTATGAGTTTTTAGGTATGACGGAGGATGAAGCTGATGCCTGGGAAACCAAAGTGGAAAGAGAGTTTGCTCTTTGGGCTGATTCTGTACATTGTGATGCGCAAAGAATGAATAATTTTTATAAGTTACAACAATTAGCTTTTTTAGCCTGGCTTATGAGTGGGGAATGTTTTGTATTATTGCCACTAATAAAAAGGCCCAATATGCCTTACGACTTACGGATATATATTATAGAAGCAGACAGAGTATGTACACCAGCGAATAAATTAAATTCAGACAAAATTATTAACGGTGTTGAAGTGGGTAAATACGGTGAGGTAATAGCCTATTATATTGCTCAAAAACACCCATTAGCGGTAAACATTGGCCAGCAAGAATGGGTAAGAGTACCTGTTTTTGGGAATACAACCGGTAGACCTAATATTCTTCATCTTATGGAAGCGGAAAGGCCAGAACAAAGAAGGGGTGTTCCAATATTAGCTCCGGTTATAGAATCTTTAAAACAGCTTGGACGGTATACTGAGGCTGAATTAATGGCTGCTGTGGTTTCCGGGATGTATACCGTCTTTATAAAAACAGAAACAACGACTACAGAAATGCCTTTTGATAATGTGATACCAGATGAACAGAGAGTAGACGATATAGACGACAATAGTTATGAGCTGGGCAATGGCGCAATTATTGCACTAGGAGAAAATGAAGATATTAAAGAGGCTAATCCGGGCAGGCCAAACAGTGCTTTTGATGGTTTTGTGACTGCAGTTTGCCGTCAGATCGGCGCTGCTCTTGAGATTCCATATGAGCTTTTAGTTAAGCACTTTACCGCCTCCTATTCCGCCAGTCGTGCGGCACTCTTGGAAGCCTGGAAAATGTTTAGAATGAGAAGAGCATGGTTAGCCACCGATTTTTGCCAACCAATATATGAAGAATGGCTTTCTGAAGCCGTGGCCAAGGGTAGAATTTATGCCCCTGGTTTTTTTTCTGACCCAATGGTGAAAAAAGCTTATTGTGGCGCTGAATGGAACGGGCCTTCTCAAGGGCAGATTGATCCGTTAAAAGAAGTTGAAGCTGCGGCCAGAAGAGTAGCAGAAGGCTTTAGTACTAGGACTAGGGAAACTCAAGAACTTACTGGTGGAGATTACTTTAAAAACTTAAGTTTAAGAGTAAGGGAGGAGAGATTACGGAGAGAAGGGGGATTAGTTTCTAACTAAATTTTAGAAAACAAGGGGGTGAAAATGAGTGAGGAAGATACATATAAAAGGGGTAATTATCTCTAATGACGTTCAATGGATATATGAGCTATTCGATATCGAATGCACTTCACCTAATATGGTAAATGCGCAATTAGAAGAAGCGAATGGTGAAGACATAGAAGTAATTATCAACTCAGGTGGTGGCGAAGTCTATGCTGGCTCTGAAATATATACTGCTTTAAAAGATTATCCAGGAAAAGTTACAGTAAAAATAGTTGGAATAGCCGCAAGTGCAGCCAGCATAATTGCAATGGCCGGTGATAAAGTGCTAATATCACCTACTGCCCAGATAATGATTCACACTGCTTCTAATGTATCTAAAGGAGATTATAGAGTTCATCAATCTTCATCGGATTTCCTAAGAAATTGGGATAAGTCTATTGCTAATGCTTATATGCTCAAGACTGGGATGACCCAAGAGGAATTACTTGAACTAATGGATAAGGAAACATGGCTTACCGCCCAACAAGCTTTAGAGAAAGGGTTTGTTGATGAAATAATGTTTGAGGATAGCAATCAACCTAAATTAGTAGCAAGTGCAGGTTATTTTGAAATGATTCCTCAGAAGGTTATCGACAAAATAAAAAATGAGATTAAAAAGGGCGCTTTACAAAATATGATCGAAATTAATAAAAAGGGGGAAAGGATTATGGATTTAGAACAATTAAAAAATGAATACCCGGATCTTTATGAACAAGTCAAAAATGAGGGTATAAAAGAGGAAAGAGAAAGGATAAAAGCTATTGAAGAAATTGCCATGCCTGGTAATGAAGACATCATCAATAAGGCAAAATTTGAAACAGGAATTACTGCTGAAGAAGTTGCTGTAGAGATTCTTAAGGCAGAAAAACAAAGGGCTGTGAATTTTTTAAAGAAAAGAGAAGAAGATGCTAAAGATCTGAGTAATATTGAACCTGGTTCTGCACCTCAAGATGATAAGGAAACACAGAATAAAAAGGTCGCTGAAAATATTGCGGCCGCAATTAATAAAAGGAGGGGGATTAAATAATGGTTGAAAAACTTAATAGCACAATAGGGGAATACACCCCGGATAATCTTATTGCTGGGCATGAAGTACCACTATTAGTCAAAGGTATTACTTTGGCTAAAAATCAGGGTGTTGTTGCCAGAGGAACTGTTTTAGGTATCGTTAAGGACAGTGGTTTGGCTAAGCCTGTCGATAGCACTAAAACCGATGGTAGTGAAGTACCTTATTGCATTTTAACTGACACAATTGATACCGATGGCGAGGAAGACGTAAAAGCAACCGCCTATGTGTCAGGATTATTTAACAGCAAGGCTCTTATTTTTGGAGGGGACGATACAGTAGAGCAGCATGAAAATAAACTACGTGAATTAGGAATTTTTCTTAGAGAAAATATTGAATATTAAGAAGGGGGAAAGATAAATGGGTTTTGATATTTATAGCACCAGAACCATGATGCAGGCAATCAATTTAATGATGCCTGTTCATACTTTTTTAAGAGATACTTTTTTCCCGATTGTAGAAACAAAAGTAACTGAATATGTGGATGTGGACTTTAAAAAAGGTAAAAGAAAGATGGCTCCTTTTGTAGCTCCACGTATTGGCGGAATTGTAATGGATAGGCAAGGCTTTAAAACCGAAACTTATAAACCACCTAAGATTGCTCCGGAAAGAATGATTACTGTTGATGATATAGTTAAGAGAGGAATGGGAGAAGGCATTTACAGCTCTAAAACTCCGGAAGAAAGAGCTATGGAGTTATTGGCAGCCGATATAGTAGAACTTGATGACTATATCATTCGTAGGGAAGAATGGATGTGCCGGGAAGTCCTTTTAAATGGTAAGCTGGTGATGTCCGGTGAAGGATTTGAACAAGTTGTTGATTATGGTTTTACAAACAAAGAAACTTTAGCAACGGGAGCTAAATGGACAGCTACTGATACTTCAGATCCGCTGGCCGATTTAAAACGGTGGAGAAAGCTTGTCATCCAGAAAACTGGTAAGGCACCAAATATTTGCGTTATGGCTTCTGATGTGGTTGATGTGTTTACAAACCATCCTAAAGTAAAAGAAAAACTGGACGTTCTAAGACTCAATATTGGGATTCTGGAACCTTCGGTGAAGAATGAAGCTATCACCTATATTGGCCGATTAGCAGAAGTAGGGCTGGAAATCTATAGTTATGATGAGTGGTTCCTCGACGATGATGATACAGAAAAACCAATGATTCCGGAAGGGCATGTGATCTTGGCTCCAAAAGGTGCAAACAAACGAATTTATGGTGCTGTTACTCAAGTAGAAGACGGCCAGTTTGTAACTATTGAGGGAACTAGAATTCCAAAATCTTGGGTTGATGAAAATAATGATATCAGAAAATTACGATTGGCCTCTCGTCCCCTGCCTATTCCGGAAGATGTGGATGGTTGGTATGTAGCAATTGTTAAGTAGGAGGGATAACTGTGGCGGTAATCGCAAATTGGAAAATATCTACTAGGGATAAAGAGGGTAATTTAAAGACATATTTTGCAGGGGACTTGGTAGAAGAACTTAGTAACCAGGAGGAAATGCAGCTTTTAAAGCAAGGTGCGGCAACAAAAATATTAGTAGGGGATAATAAGAAAAACAAAAATCAGAAAAAAGATGGTGAATAATCATGCCTAGTTTGCGTGATTATTTTTTTCCTGATTTAAGTGTTTTTCTGAATTTAGAAGAGTTTGCCGAAATTCACAATATAAATGGTGTAGATGTTCCTGCTATAGTAGATAGCGATACTTATAAAATTCTTAGTAATAACAAATCGGAAAGATTTGATGGAATTTATTCCGGTGAGGTCGCAATCTTTGTTAAAGCTTGCGACCTGCCGCATCGTCCTGTTTTTGGCGAACATTTGAGATTAGATGATAAGCTTTATCTTGTTAAAGAATGTAATGAAAACATGGGAATTTTAGAAATTATTTTAGGGGCAAATGAATCATGATTACAATTGATGCCGAACAAATAAAAAGGGCAGAATTGTTGTTAAAAAATATTCCAGGTGGAATAGATAAGGCTATTGTTAGAGCTATAAACAGGTCGGTAGAAAGTGCACAGACTGCGGCTGTTAAAAAGGTTAAGGATAGATATTATATTAAGGCCGGTGATGTAAGAAAAACAATTAAGATTAAAAAAGCAAATTATAGTGATCGAATAGCTATTATTCGTGCCACTGGTTCGCCGGTTGCTTTATCAAAATTTAGTGTTACTCCTTCTAAGCCGCCTAAAAAAAGAAGAAAAACTCCTGTTAAAGTAAGGGTTTTAAAAGGTGAAAGCCCAAAATCTCTTACTCATGCTTTTGTAACTAGGCTGAGTTCGGGACATATTGGAGTTTTTGAACGTGTCGGAAAAGCAAGGTATCCAATTAAACAGTTTTACGGTCCTTCTGTTCCGCAAATGTTGGGGCATGATTCTGTAGTTAAATATGTGGAAGAACGTGCTAAAGAGCAACTAATAAAGCGATTTGACCATGAAATAGAACGTCTGCTGAGAGGTGCAGGCAAATGACAGCTATTTTTTTGCTTGATGAATTGAAAGACTTTATTGAAAATGTTGTAAAAAACTATCTTTTAGAAACGAATAAAAAAGATCTAAAAAAGTCACCGCAGGTTGTTACCGGATATCTTCCGGCAAAAAAGACAACACCTGATCCGGATTATCCTTTTGTGATTGTTCGTTTGGTCAAAGGTGAAGATACTCAGGAAGGGGCTACCTTGACTGTCAAAATTATTGTAGGAACTTATTCAGAGGATGCCCAAGAAGGTTGGCGTGATGTGGCCAATATTATTCAACGTATTTGGCAGGAATTATTTAAAAAGAGAGTAGTGGCCAAAAAGTTCCGTCTTGAATATCCTATGAATTTTGAAATGCCGGAAGAACAACCTTATCCAGAATGGATAGGTATTATGACAACAACTTGGACGCTTCCCCATCCGATAGAGGAGGTATTTTATGAGTAAGATTAAAAAGACCATAAATAAAATTGCTCCTGTTGATAAGCAGGAGCAATTAATTTATTGTGGGCCAAATATCCCGGGTGGAATCTTACAAAAATATACCGTTTATGTAAACGGTACACCCAGATATTTGAGTGATTTATTAATTAAATGTCCAGCAATTAAGAGTTTAATTGTACCTATAGAACAATTTAGTCAAACAGAACAAGCGATAAAACAAAAAGGTACACCTCAAAATATGTTTTACAATCAAATTCTTGAGTATTTTAAGAAAGGCGGTGTGTAATATATGGCATATAAACATGGAGTTTATGTTTCTGAAGTACCGACTTCAGTTGTTCCGCCGGTACATGTTAGCGCTGGTTTACCTGTAGTATTTGGGACAGCACCAATTAACTTAGCCACCAATCCTGCGCCTGTGAATAAGCCTGTGCTTTGTTATTCTTTTAAAGAAGCCGTTGAACAACTGGGTTATAACAGCGACTGGAAGAACTATACTCTTTGTGAGTTTATGAAGTCGCATTTTGTTTTATATGCAGTGGGACCGGTAGTTTTTGTTAATGTTTTAGATCCGGAAAAACATAAAGCAAGCGTCTCTCAGGAAGAAATTACTCTGGATAACCAAGACAAAGCTATTTTGGCAAAACAGGGAGTTATTTTATCAACAATAAAAGTGGAATCTTCTGATGGTTCAACAACCTATAATTTAGATACTGATTATGCTACGGCCTTTGATGATGATGGCAATGTAGTTGTTACCAGACTTTCAGGTGGAAGTATTACAGAAGGGGCTACTTTAAAAGTTAGTTATGATTATTTAGATCCTAGTTTGGTAACTTCAGAGGATATTATCGGGGGTATTGATAGTGCTACCGGTACCTATAAAGGTCTGGAACTTTTAAACCAAGTTTTCCCATTATATCGGTTAGTGCCCGGAATGGTGTTGGCACCGGGTTGGTCTCAGGATCCAACAGTAGCGGCGGTTATGGTTGCTAAGGCAAGTAACATAAATAGTCATTTTAAGTGCATTGCTTTAACTGATGTACCAACAGATACAGTAAAGGATTATACGGAAGTTCCTGCCTGGAAGAATGATAATAACTATGTATCTACTAATCAGATTGATTGTTGGCCAAAGGTTAAGCTGGGTGAAGAAATTTATCATTTGTCTACACAATTAGCAGGGTTAATTTGTGCTACAGATGCCCAGAATGATGATATTCCTTATGCCAGTCCTTCCAATAAGAATTTACAGGCTGATAGTGCTGTGTTGGCTGACGGTACTGAAGTTAGTCTTGGCCCTGATCAAGCAGCTTACTTAAATGGAGAAGGGGTTATAACTGCCCTAAACTTTGTAGGTGGTTGGAAAGCTTGGGGTAATCGTACCGGTGCTTATCCTGCGGCAACTGACCCTAAAGATGTGTTTTTACCCATTAGAAGAATGTTTAACTGGATTGGCAATACTTTAATCTTAACTTATTGGGCAAAAGTAGATTATCCTATAAAAAGACGTAATATTGAGGCAATAGTAGATAGTGCAAATATTTGGCTAAATGGTTTAGCGGCAAGGGAATTTATCCTTGGTGGGCGTGTAGAGTTTTTAGCAGAAGAAAATCCAGATAATGATTTAATGGATGGAATTGTTCGTTTTCATGTTTATGTAACTCCGCCTTCGCCGGCCAGAGAAATTGACTTTACTCTTGAATATGATGTCAGATACCTTGAAGGATTATTCGGATAGAGGGAGGGATATAGATGAGTAACCAGGTACCGGAAAAGCTTATAAATTTCAGGGTTTATGAAGACGGTAACGATTTGTTGGGCATAGCTGATGTGGAATTGCCCAGTATAGAGGCAATGACGGAAACCGTTAAAGGTGCCGGCATTGCCGGTGAAGTGGATAGCCCTGTATTAGGACACTTCGGAAGCATGACGCTTACTTTAAATTGGCGAACAATCATTAAATCGACTGTACATTTAGCACAGCAAAGAGCTCACAACTTAGATTTAAGAGGAGCTATACAAACCTATAATTCTGGAACAGGCGAGTATAAGGTAACACCTTTAAAAGTCAGTGTGAGGTGTATACCTAAAACTACAGATTTGGGTAAGCTTGATGTTGGTACCACATCTGATGCATCCAACGAATTTGAAGTTACCTATATAAAAGTATTTTTGGACGGAGTCCCTGTAATTGAAATTGATAAATTCAATTATATTTGCGTAATAAATGGTGTAGATTACTTAAAACAGGTAAGACAGGCTTTAGGTTTAAGTTAATAAAAATAGGGCCCTTTGTGGGCCCTATGTTATTCATTACCAAAGAATTTGCTTCCTATCCATAGTCCTGCCAGAAAGGAAAGCAATGAAGGTTGTTTTTGATTAAAATTTATATTTTTAACATCACTTAATCCTAAAAGTGGACCGCATTTAATGATGAAGATATACAATCCGATTAGGAAGCCGATCCAATAACCTACAGTACCAAGTATTAGCTCACCAAAAAAACCAGTAAGCATCCCAAAAATTGATCCAAAAGCTATGACTAAAGTCCAGAGGAACAGTTTTATTAACCATTCAAAAACAACCATTTTAACTCCTCCTTTAACAAAATTATATCATTAAAGAGGTGTGAAGTATGCAAAAAATTGTTTTCAGAAAACCTTTTACTTTTGAGGGTAAAGAATATAAGGAATTAACTTTAGATTTAGATTCATTAACCGGTAAAGACATAATAAATGCCTCAACTGAAGCACGATTGTTAGAGCAAGGAGATTTTTCTCCTGTATTGGAACTTTCAAAGGCATTTCAGGCTGTTATTGCTGCAAAAGCAGCTAAAGTTCCTGTAGAAATGCTTTTAAGTTTGCCGGCAAAGGAGTTTAGCAATATCACATTATTGGTAGAAAATTTTTTGTTCGAATAAGTCCTAGAAAAGGTAAACTAATTGAGCATGTTATGGAGATTGCTTTAAAGATGTCTATTGAAAGTTATACTCCTGTTCCATATTGGCTTTCTAGACCATTAATTGAATTAACTAATTGGATAAAGGTATTACTAAACCTTCAAAAGAAGGTGATTAAATGGCCAGAAAAATGCATGAAATAGCTTTTGAATTAGCAGGCAAAATAAACTCCTCTTTCAAAAACACTTTTATGTCTGCTAATAATAAACTTATTAATCTTAACCGGGAAATATCAAATATTAAGGTTACTATGAAAAGCCTAGAACAGGCCCAGAAGGCTGGTATCATCAGTAACAAATCATATGCTGCATCATATGATGTTTTAATAAAAAAATTAGAAAAAGCTGAAAAAGCTCAACAGAGATTAGCTAGAGCTACTCAACTTCATGAAAGAACAACAGCTTTTAGGCAAAATATGCGTGGAAGAATGGTAGGTGCAATAGAAACAGCAGTGGCGATAGGAGCGCCTGTTCGAGCTGCCATACTTTTTGAATCTGCAATGGCTGATGTTAGAAAAGTAGTTGATTTTGATACCCCGGAACAATTTAAGGAAATGGAAAAAGATGTAATCAATCTTTCTAAGCGCATCCCAATGGCGGCAGATGAATTGGCCCAAATAGTAGCAGCCGGAGGACAAGCCGGTATAGCACGAGAAGATTTGACTAAGTTCGCTGAAGCTGCTGCACAGATGGGAGTGGCCTTTGATATTTCCGCGGATGAAGCCGGTCAAATGATGGCTGAGTGGCGTTCTGCTTTTAAGATGAATCAAGATGAGGTTAATGTGTTAGCGGACCAGATTAACTATCTAGGTAATACAACTGCTGCTTCAGCTCCCAAAATATCAGATGTTGTGCGTAGAATAGGTCCTCTTGGCGAAGTGGGTGGTGCAGCGGCTGCCCAGATTGCGGCTTTAGGTGCTACCATGGTAGGTGCAGGCGTTGCGGAAGAGGTGGCAGCAACCGGTATTAAAAATATGATACTGGCAATGGTTGCAGGCGAATCGGCAACAAAAAGGCAGAAGGAAGCATTTAAACAACTTGGTTTCAATGCCAAAGATATGGCGGTTATGATGCAGGAGGATGCCCAAGGTGCTATTATGGCCGTGTTTCAAGCACTGCAGAAATTGCCTCAAGAAAAGCAGGCATCAGTTTTACAAAATTTATTCGGCAAAGAAAGCATCGGTGCTATCGCTCCATTATTAACCAATTTAGATGCGTTACAAGAGAATTTTGAAAAAGTTGCTGATGCTACTCAATACGCTGGGAGTATGCAGAAAGAATTTGAAGCAAGATCAAATACTACTGAAAATCATTTACAGTTATTGAGAAATAATGCTAATGCTTTAGCAATTACTTTAGGGAATATTTTGTTGCCTGGAATTGTAGAACTGACCGGGATACTTAGAAAAAGTGCAGATAGGGTACAAGCTTTCGCTGAAAAACATCCTGCTTTGGCCAAAGTATTAGTTATTGGGACGGCATCTGTTTTAGGCATGAGCGTCGCTTTAACTGGTTTAATGTATATTGCTGGAATAATAGCTACACCTTTTACGGGTTTATATTCTTTAATAGTTAGGTTAACAACAGCGCAAAATGCAAATACAATAGCTACTCAAAGGTTAACATTAGCGCAAAGGGCTAGTATACTCACTACTAATGCTTTATCAAAGGCACACAGAGTGTTAAATATTGTTATGCGTGCAAATCATATTGGGCTTATAATAACTGGGATAACTGCACTAATTGGAGTGGGTTATTTATTAATTAAACACTGGGATAAAGTGAAAGAGTGGCTAGTAGCATTTTTTGATGATCCTAGAAAAGCATTAAGTGATTTAGCAGTAGCAATAAAAGAAAGGCTTTCGGGTCCTCTAAAGTGGTTAGAAGGGAAAATTACTTGGTTAAAAGATAAAGGTGGTAAGCTTCTTTCTATTTTTACTGGCAAAAATTCAAATGCCAAGGTATCTACAGTTAGTTTGCCTGGGCATGCCAAAGGTGGTATTTTTACTAAACCTCATATTGCTTGGTTTGCAGAAAATGGACCAGAAGTTGCTATCCCTCTAGATGGTTCATCTAGAGCTTTATCATTGTGGGCTCAAGCCGGAGAGTTGCTAGGCGTTGGTTCCTATGGAGGCAATATTGTATACTCACCTACGTATAATATCTATGCTGATAAAGAGGTTGCTAATCAAGTGAAGCAAGTAGCTAAATCAGATAGAGATGATTTTGCAAAACGATTTGGAGCATTTTTACGCCAGGAAAGGCGGTTAGCTTATGACTGAGTATGTTACTATTCAGGGAGATACATGGGACCTAATATCTTTTAAAGTGTTTGGCAATGAAAGATATATGCTAAATTTAATTGAGGCAAACCCTCAATATCGTAATATTGTAGTGTTCCCTGCTAATATTAAACTTATAATTCCGGAAATACAAATACCTATATCGAATAGACTTCCGCCTTGGAAGCGTGGTGGTTAGTTTGTCTTTTGGGCGAAAAGTACAACTTTCTCTTTTATATAATAACCAGGATATTTCCGCTTATTTAGCACCTTATTTAATCAGTTTTTCATATACCGACAATTCAAGTGCTAAAGCTGATGATTTGCAAATTACTTTAGAAGATAGAAAAGATTTGTGGAAAAGTGGTTGGTTACCGGAAAAAGGCGCAACTTTGATGGGCACAATTATTGTTTCAGATTGGCATGGAAAAGGCAAACAGGCTCTTCCTTTAGGAACTTTTGAAATAGATGAAATTGAATGTTCAGGGCCACCGGAAGTAGTAACTATAAAAGCTGTATCTATTCCGGTAGCTTCTTCATTAAGAGGTGAGGCTAAAAATCGAGCTTGGGAACAAACAAAATTATCTGTTATAGCTAAAGATATTGCTGGTGCAGCCGGGGTAACTTTACTTTATGAAACTGATGATGACCCCAGTTATGACCGTATTGAGCAAACCGAAGAATCTGATTTAGCATTTTTGCTTAAACTCTGTGAAGATGCAGGGTTATCCTTAAAAGTTACCGGAACGGAGATTGTAATCTTTGATGATAGTAAGTATGAACAAATGGAACCGGTAATGACAATAGTAAAGGGTTCATCGGCAATTCTTTCATATGCAATTTCATCTTCCACTAGAGATGTTTATTCGGCAGCTAGAGTAATTTATCAGGATATTTCTTATACTTTTGAGGCTCCGAATAAACCCGAAGGTAATACTTTGGTTATTAATGAGCGGGTTAGTAGTATTGCTGAAGCGGAAAGATTGGCAAAGAAACGTTTAAGACAAAAAAATAAAGAAGAAGTTAAAGTAAGTTTAACTTTACTAGGCAATATTGCTTTAGTAGCAGGCGTAACTGTTAACTTAAAAGGTTGGGGCGCATTTGATGGTAAATATTTTATTGAACAAGCGACTCATGAAGGAGGAAACGGCTATAGAACTAGTTTGGAATTATATAGAGTGCTGGAGGGGTATTAATGGATAATATAACAAAGAATTTAATCAGAGTTGGTCGGGTTTCTGCGGTAAATCCGGCAAATGCAACAGTAAGGGTAGATTTTCAAGCTCAAGGTGTTGTTTCATATGATCTTCCGGTACTCCAAAGACAGGCATTAAGGAATAAAGACTACTGTTTACCAGATGTAGGTGAATATGTAGTCTGTATTTTTTTGCCCACAGGGAATGCTGAGGGATTTGTTCTTGGGTCTATTTATAAGGGTGATATTGATCCTCCTGTTAATAATCAGGACAAAAGGGCTTTTATTTTTTCAGATGGGACAAAAATTGAGTATGATAGAAGTTCGCATACTTTGGTGATTAATGCTGTTGGGCCAATTAATATTGTGGCTAGTGGAGATGTTAATGTGACTGGTGATGTAATAGCGGACGGAATTAGTTTAAAAAATCATGTTCACTTAGAAACCGGTGGTATGACTGAAAAGCCACAATAGGGAGTGGTAGTTTATGATCGGTAGCTTTGGTCCGGTGGTGTTCGAAACATCAACCAAAAGAATTAGGACTTTTGATGATTTTAAGCGTTCTGGAAGTGCACGTTGGGCTACTCATGAATTAATGGGGCGTAAACCATTAAGGGAATTTTTAGGCCCCGGGTTAGAGCAAATAAGTTTTACAATTCGTCTAGATGTGTCTTTAGGTGTTAATCCTGCTCATGAATTGACAGTATTGCGCTTAATGAGAGACCAGGGTATGGCGTTTCCGTTAATTTTAGAGGGACGGCCTTTAATAGTTGGGAGTAGCTGGGTCATTGAAAGCATGAACGAAACCTGGCTTAGGGTAGATAACCGTGGTCGTTTGCTTGCGGTAGAGGTGGAACTTACTTTAAGTGAGTATCCACAGGAGGTGGTTTAATGGAGTATGAAGTATTAGGGATGCCAGGAAAAATTGATTTTGCTCCAAAGAGTAAAGCACTTGAAATATTGCAAAACATAAGAACCATTATTACTACTCCAAAGTATTCAGTACCTTTAAACAGAGATTTTGGCCTTAATATGATTTGGTTGGATGAGCCATTACCAGCTGTGCAGGCAAAATTAACGGCAGAAATTATACAAGAAGTGAGTAAATGGGAACCAAGAGCGCAAGTTACCCAGGTAGACTTTTACCAAGACCCACTAGAAGGAGTTTTGCGTCCGAAGGTGAGGGTGAGAATAGATGACTGATTTAATAAAGTTTGTAGATGATGATGTTCAAAAAATAGAATCCAATATAGTTACAACTTATGAAGCTTTAGCCGGCTACACTCTTTATCCTGGGGATCCTAGGAGGCTATTTTTACAAGCTTTGGCTCAAATAATAGCTCATCAAAGGAGTTTGATTAATTACACTGGTAGGCAAAATCTTTTAAGGTATGCAGAAGAAGATTACCTTAAAGTGATAGGAGAAGACCAGGGCGTACCTCAATTCGGACCAAGCCCTGCCAAAACAACTCTAAGGTTTACGATATCAAGAGTTCAGCAAAGTGTCGTAACAGTTCCTAAAGGTACCAGGGCAACAGCTGACGGAAAAATCTTTTTTGCAACAACAGAAACAGGGGAAATACCTATAGGAGAGTTAAGTGTTGATGTGCCAGCAGAATGTACTGTAAGTGGTGAGATAGGTAATGGTTTTCTTCCAGGACAAATAAACAGGATTGTGGACCCATTCCCTTTATTTCAGTCTGTTATGAATGTTACAGAATCACAAGGTGGAGCGGATTTAGAGGATACAGAAATATATCGGGAAAGAATAAGACAAAGCAATGAAGGCTACTCTACTGCTGGTCCATATGAAGCCTATAAATATTGGGCAAAAATGGCCTCACCAGCCATTATTGATGTTGAGCCTATGAGTCCTGTCCCTGGAGTTGTTCAGCTTTGGATATTAATGAAGAATGGGGAATCTCCAACCCAAGATATTTTAGATGCGGTTTTAGAAGTATGTAGCGACAGAACAAAGAGGCCCTTAACGGATAATGTAATCGTGTCAGCAAGGGAAGAAGTGAATTATGATATTGAAGTTTTATACTGGATAGACGAAAATGATGCTGCTAGGGCATTAGAAATTCAAAATGCAGTTCACCAGGCTGTAGCAGATTATGAGCTTTGGCAAAAGTCAAAGTTAGGAAGAGACATAGACCCTTCGGAATTGAATTACAGGATTAAGCAAGTCGGTGCCAAAAGAGTGCAAATAAATTTGCCGGCTTATACCAAAATTGAATCTCATCAGGTTGCAATTGCGATAAATAAGAATGTTAGTTATCAAGGGTTAGAAGGTGAATAGGATGAAGGATGTTACTCAGATTAAATTTGTTGACCTTTTACCGGAAAGTATTAAACAAGATGAACAGGTAATAGCTGCTGCCAAAGCTCTTGATAACGAATTACAAACAATCATAGAGGCAACTAGAAAACTTGCATTTTTAGAAACATTAGATGAGCAACCTGAGGAGATAGTGGATGAACTAGCTTGGCAAAGACATGTAGATTTTTATAAGCCAGATTTACCTTTAGAACAAAAAAAGGCATTAGTTAAAAATTCAAAAATAATGCACATGCGAAAAGGGACTCCTGCGGCAGTAGAAGATTTAATTGCCGCTGTTTTTGGTGAGGGCAAGGTTGTAGAGTGGTTCGAGTATGGAGGAGAACCTTATCATTTTAAAGTTGTTACAAATGATTATGCACTAGCGAATGAAAGATCTGAGGAATTTATTAAAGCTTTAAATACGGTTAAAAATGCCCGCTCATGGTTAGAAAAGATTGAGGTAACGCAAGTAGAAGAAATGAATGCTTACTTTGCCGGCATTTTATATTTAGGTGACAAACTGATTATAGAGCAGGTGGTGTGATGTATGGGAGCTTTTGGAGGGTTGATACTAACCAATAAAGGTAGGAATTTACAAGCAAAAGCACAAACCGGAATCCAATTGAATTTTACAAGAATAGGAATAGGTGATGGTTATTTAGGTACATCATCTATTGTAGACCTTAATGCTTTAAAACATGAAATAAAATCCTTAGATATTACTAAAATAAAAACACTATCTGATGGTAAAGCCCTTTTAGGAACTATCCTTTCTAACCAGGATATAATTGAAGGGTTTTATTTTAGGGAAATCGGTGTATTTGCTCAGGATCCAGACTTGGGGGAAATTTTATACTGTTATGGCAATTCCGGTGATAATGCAGAATATATTCCAGCTGGCGGAGGCCCTGATGTTGTAGAAAAGAGCATTGATATTATAACCATTGTCGGCAATGCTCCTAATGTTACTGCAAAAATAGATGAATCTTTAATTTTTATAACACCTGAAGAAGCACAGGAGATGGCAGATCAAGCTGAGTCAAGAGCGAAAGAATATGCAGATCAACAATTAGCAAGTTTTGAAGTACCAGTTAAATCTGTGAATAATAAAACTGGTGATGTAATCCTAAGTGCAGCAGATGTAGGAGCCGAAACACCTACTGGTGCTCAACAAAAAGCAGAAGCAGCAGCTGGAGCAGCATTAGCGGCTGCAAAACAATACACAGACCAAGAGATAGCTGAAGTAAGCCAAGAACTTGATGCACATAAGGCAGATATTGTGCAGACAGATGAAGTAAATTCAAGTGAGAAATATCCAAGTTCAGCAGTTACGTATGTTCATGGACAAAGAATTAGTAAAATAGAAAACGATTTAAAGGGATTTAGTGTAGTGCTAAAAAACTATATTCTTGCAAAAAGCACAACCTATGAATTATCTGAGTATTCAAGTTCTGCCATATTTTTAATAATAACTCATCAGGATGGAGTACATTCTTCATTAAGGTCTGCCCATTTAGTATTTTGTGCCATACCGGGATATAACGGTTCAGTAGTTACTTTAGCTCCGAGTTCTTATATTGAAGTTAAATATGAAAATGATAAGATTTTAATTACAAACACTTATTCAACAGCTAGTTGTTATCTTAATATTATTAAATTATTTTAGTTTAAATGGAGGTATTGACAAATGGAAAAAATTAAATTAAATAATGAACAAATTTTTGATTTAATACCAATGGGTATTATGTCGAACATTTACGATAAAACAAGAAGTTTTAGTTTTGTATCAAATTTAGGATACGGTGATATAGAAACTGCATTTGGAAATCTAAACAACATCAGTGTAGTTAAGTATTATTCTGCATCAAGTGAGTTATTAAAAACATACACTGATTGCAAATCATTAAAAGCTGTTAAAAAAGAATTTAACAAAGAATACGAAGATGGTAAGTTTGCAGATGTTTACACAGTTACTTTAGAAATTGAATAGCGTTAGACTAAAACGTGCTCAGTTTATAAAAGTTTATTGTATATTCGGATATAAATGCGCAGTAAATTTGCCCGCAGTTGTTACCTCAGTAGTTACGGGTAACAACTTTGCCAACAAAAATAAGACTTGTTGTTACTCTATGTTTTTACCCTTATGATGTTACTCTTATGTTTTT